TATTTGTAAACTACAATATTTTGGTTCTCTTGGATTTAAACTAATATTACCTGTGTTTTTAACTACACCTGTAAATATTAATTTTTCCCCATCATATATTTCACATTTTGAATAATCTTTTGGGTAATAAAATCTAGTTGTATAATCGTGGTCTAATTCCCAACTTGCTGGGTAGCAATTATTTAAAATAGTGGAAGAAGTTTTTAGCATTTCTTCATCTATTTCAAATGTTTTATTACTAACAACTTCTTCATTATCTATATATATTCTTATCATAATTATACACCTGCCCCGTAGTTGTAGTCATTCTTTGAACCACCACTAAATGTTTTTATTGTATTTACCATTTGTCCTAATGGATCTTGTTCAAAATTAGCATATACATTTATAATTGGTTTAACACTACCATTGATAGAGCCTATTGTTTGTGGATTTATTCCATTTGCATAAGGATTGAATTTTTTAGGTACTACTGCTTCACCCTCATGTATCATTGCTAATGTATCTTCTGGCACATAATTAGTACCAACATTTAATCTTGGTATTGTTGATATATTAAATCCTTTGCCACCAACACCTGGTACCCATTTAGGTATTTTAATTTTATTTATACCACGAATAAATACATTTAATGCATCTATAATCCAATTTATTGGTGCTTTTATAACATTTGCTATTGCATTACCAATATTGCTAAAGAATGATTTAATTGCATTACCTATATTTACCATTGTATCTTTAAATCCTGTAAATATACCTACAACCCATTTTATTCTATCTCCTAACCAATTGACTACTACACCAAATACATTTTTAATACCTTCCCACATTCCAATCCAGAAATTTCTAAATCCTTCGCAATTATTCCATAAATATAAGAAACCTGCTACTAATCCTGCTATTGCAGCTACTATTAATCCTATTGGGTTTGTAGTCATTGCTACCCATAAACCTTTTACTAATGTAGTTACTTTTGATATTATCATCATGCCAGCCATAATATTAATAAATGTTAATAATGGTACTGCTATTGCAATTATTATATCTTTATTTTGTACTAACCAATTAAACATGTCTGTTAAATGTGGTATTAAATCTTTAATTGCATTAAATAATCCTTCACTCATTGCACCTGCAAAAACACTAACACTTTCACTTAAATTGGACATTGTTCCTTTATATGTTTTAGATTGTTTTTCCATTGCTTTATAATATTTTCCACCATCTTTTGATGCTTTTTGCAATGCATTACTTAACATATCATATGTTACATCTAATTCACTTGCTTCTTCACGAGTTACTCCCATACTATCAGCAAGTAATCCATATATATCTATTCCTGCAAATGCAAATTGTTTTATATCTAATGCACTTGCTTTTCCAACATTCTTGATTTGTTGTAAGTTTACTGCCATTCTTGCAAGTTCTTCATTTCCACCACCACTAGCAGATATTGCATCTCCTAATGCTAGTATATCTTTTCTTGCATCTTCTGCACTTAAACCTGTACTTAATAATAAACTTTCCGCTTGCGTTAAACTAGATACTTCAAATGGTGTTGTTAATGCATCTTGTTTGATTTGTTCTAATATTTTATTTGCATCTTCTGCACTACCTGTTAAGGTTTCTAATCTAGTTAAATATGTTTCTATCGAAGCATTATATTCAATACCTGATTTAACTATTGAACCTACCATTGCATCTACTGCTGCTGTTATTCCTGCAAAAGCTAATTCACCTGCTTTTTTAGTTTTATTAAATTCTTGTTTTAATCGTTCTTGTGCATTTTCTGCATCGGTTGTATCGCCTTTAAATTTTATTAATACTTCTGCATCGTTCATAGTTTACTCCTTTCTATAAAAAAATAGGTAGAAGTTTTACCTCCTACCTCCAAAGGATTTATGCAGATGTTACTTCTGTTCCTTTTCCATTAAAATTAACAGTTATTGCAAATTCTGCAACATCTTCTGCTGCACCACCTATTGCTTCTAATGAATAACTTACAGGTGCTTGATATGTAGTATATTCTATTACTCCATTACTAACTCCTGTTATTAAATCAAATTGAATAAGTTTATTATTGAATTGTGCTATTTCTCCATTGGCGATTAATGTATGTATATCATCTAATATAGAAAGAATAGCTGCATTATTCATATCTAATTTAATTGTTCCCTCAATACTTAATGCAACACCTGTTTTTATTGTTCTTTGAATTGCATCGCAGAATGTGTAGAATGTTTGTTCATCAAATTCTTGATTTAGTGATAATTCAGTTGCAGTACACATTGCTGTAAATACTGGATTTTCGTTAGTTCCTGTATTAAATGCAAAATTCTTAATTACTTCTCTATTATTTAAAAACCAATTCATAAAATTTCCTTTCTATGCAATTCTATTAACTATTGTTTGCATTGTCATTGTATAAGATACTCTACGAATATCTTTATATTCAATAGTTCTAGGGTTTGCAAATTGTTTTATTATTATTTGCCATTTTTGGACTTCTTGGTGGCTTCCATGACCTACCACATAATCAAAATATATATCTTTTCCTATTAAGTTGCCTATTTCAACACTAATATTTTTAGCATTTTGTATGTTGTCCCCAAATATATCTACATTATAGTAGTTATATATAGGATTTGCTTCAAAAAAGATTTCCTTTACTCCTGATGTTTCTTGTACTACTATTACTTGGTCATCTTGACTATTTGTAGAATACTCGGCTTTTACCTTATACCCATCTATAATACTATCTAAATAACTACATAATACTAGATTTTTATTTTTTATGTCTTGCTCACTCATTTTTTAAACTCCTTTAATGCTTTGAATACTGCTTCTTTTACAATAGTTACTTTTCGTTTATCAAATACTGTGTGATACCAATGTGCTTCTGTACTAGGATTAGTCCAGTTAGCATTGTCTAAACTATACACATGAACGGCATAATCAACTCCTGCACCTAAACCATATTCTTTATTACTACCCGTAACAGGTTCTGCTATTTCAGTTCTTTCCAGCTCTCCACTTAAATATGGGTATGCACGAAGTCCTTTTGTCATTTCTCTTGTTTCAACTGCTACATCGTAAACTACACGATCCTCAAAACTTTCAATTTGTTTAGTAGGAATATCTTTTATTATTGAAATATCAACATTCATTTTACCGCCAATATTATGTTAGCAACTTTATTCCAAATCCAATTATCTTTTACATCAATTATACTGAATATATCATTACCTATCATCAATTGGTCGCCTATTCTAACAGGTGTATTACCTTTTACAATAAAATAACCTTTTGCTTCTGGTATTGTATATACACCAAATTTAACTGACATATCGGCATTGTAAGGGCATACTTTGATTTCCAATTCTTTTTTGTCTTGGTCATCATAGTAACTATTTTCATCATTACGATTATTCTGTATTAATGTTGCTTTAAATCCATTTACATTAAACATATTAATCTCCAAATGGTAAGTTCATACCCATACCATAGTTAATTGGATTTCCACGATATAAATAACCATTAGGGTGTGTCGCATCGCCATTTCCTAGTGTTCTTAATGCATTTTTAGAAATATCACTAATTAAATCACTTCTCATTGCTCCTGCTTCTATTGCACCACGATTATCTAAACAAGGAATGTCGTACTCTAATATAAATCTTAATTGTTCCATACTGGCATTTTTAACAGCTGGTGGTACGGTATCGCTATTCCAACTTGGATCACGATACCTTAAACCAACTTGTGAATATATCATTTCACAGGCAATTTCAATTTGGTAATTTTCTACTGCTTGTGAATATTTTTCTTGAAATTCTTCTTTTGTAAAGAAAGTCATATTAAGACCTCCTTTTTACTATGCAGATACTTCTTCTACTAATCTAATAATAGCTTCAGGTCTAACAACTTCTGCACCAAATGATTGTGTACCTTCCATTACATAGTAACCTGGGTAACCTTGTGGTGAATTATGTTGTACGAATGCACTGAAGAATGTATCTCCAACTACTGCAATTGGGTTGAAGAAATAACCTTTTGCTCCACTTAATACATTGTCATTAATTTTGAATGCAGATACACCATAAGCTACTGCGATTTCACCCATGTCTACACCTTCACGACCTGCTAATGTTTCGAATTTTAAAACTGATGTTAAAGCAGATACATATTTAGCATATTCAACTGCTCCTAAACCAATTCTATAATCTCCATCAATGCTTCTGTTGTAAAGAACTGCACCTAAATTATTTAATAGGTCAATATATTCTTCTTTTGTTTGTGGATCCCATGCAAATTCAGTGATGTTTGTATCAGCTGCTAATTTACCATAACCATAAGTATCGATTTGTTTTGCAATTGCTGCATCTTGTAAATCTGCTGCATCTTCAACTGCATTTGTAATATCAGAACCTGTAATCATTAAAGGTACTCTGATAGAATAATCCATATTTAATTCAGTTAAATCTACCATTGTTCTACCATAAGTTACTAATGATGGATTTAATCTATTTTGGATTTCTTTTGTTTCTCTAACATTTACATTTAGAGGGTTTGTTTTTGCTATTTCAATTACTGGAGCTCCTGTTTGTCTTAATTCTCCAATATAAGCCATATTTAAGAATTTATAGAAAGTTGATTGATATAAAATACTATCATAAACTCTTTTAGCAAAGGCTTGTAAGTCTAAATTTAATTCAGTATACATAATTTTTTCCTCCTATTTAATTTTCAAGTCTTTAATACTTGTATTTCTTGTTATTTTAATTTCTACTGGTGTTTTTACACCATTGTCTAGTTTTGTTTCGTTTGGTACTTCAATTTGTTTTTCAGGTTCAGGGAAATAAGTTGCTTTATACTTTTCCTTGATAGATGAAATTGCTTTTGCATCATCTTCTTCATCTTTATACAATGAATTTCTTAATGCTGCAATTTCAGATAGGTGTTCCTTTTTAAAACCTTGACTTACCATTTCAACTTCTAGACTTTTTGTTTTGATATTATTTGTAAGTTCAGTATTTCGTGTTTCAATATCATTGTAAGACTTTTCTAGTTTATTATACTTTTCTTCAAGTGCAGTATATTGAGTTGTTGCTTCTGTTTTCGCTTCTTGTCTTGCTTTGTCTACTTCTTCACTAGATACATAACCCTTTCTAATATCTTTTTCCAATTTTTCGATGTCAATGTCATCTTGAGATAATTGGATCTCTTTGTTTTTTAGATATTTTGTAATATCCATACTTTCTCCTCCTATTGTCGACATATTTGGAAGTGCAATTCCTACTTAAAGTTTAACGACA